GACCTGACCGAACGCCGGCACCACGATGAACATTTTGTTAGCCACGAGGTTTCCTCTTGGGTGTTTGTTCGACGGCGTGGGCGCACAACTGCAGAATGCTGCGCAGGTCCGCGATGAACTTTTTGATTGCCTTCACGTCACGCGCTCTTGCGTTGCGCCGCGAACGCTTGCGGCGGCGCCAGCACGACATTCGGCGACATCAGCATCGCCGCATATTGCTGCGCTTCCTCGCGCGGCAATTCGTTGAGGATGCCGGGAAGCGCCGCGATAGCTGCATTCTTGATGCGGATGTAACGATCATCCATCGAGGAAGTCCGACCGCCTTCGAGCTGCCGCGCTTGGGCGCGCACGTTGCCGTTGATCCACTTCGACCTAAACTCGATCAGCGGAAAATGCGAACGCAGGATCGTCTTGCGCCAATCCGGCTCGTCGATCGCCTCGATAATTCGCAACGCTTCGGCGCGCCTTTTGAGGTAAGCGCTGTCGAACCACGTCGCCCACCATCCAGGCTCACGCATTTCCTGCGTGGGTGGCACCTTGCTTTGGTCGCCGCGCACATCGGCGAACGCAATGCGCTCCGTGATTCGCCCGATATCGTCGATCCAATGATCGGAGAACCAGTACGGAAAATGTTCGGGCAGGATATAGCCCAGCACATCGGCCCATTTGCGCGTCACCGCCATGACACTGGAAAAGCTCGCATTCGACGGATTGCCGTACACCATGCCGATTCCATCAGGAAAGACCTTGGCGGCATCCAACAATTTCGAATCGAAGCCGTGGGTGATGACCGGCTCGTCATCGCCCGCGATCAGATAAAGATCGGCCGGCACTGAAAGCGCCCGATTCCATTTCGCGGCGACGGTATCCTCGCGCTTCTGCACATTGACGCTCACGCGGGGATCAAGCTTGTTTTCCGTCAGCGCGCCGAGTGTCGCATAGTCGTCGGCGTCCGCCTGCACGATGATTTGCGTTTCGGGATGCGTCAGCAACGCGACTTCGCGCTTGAGCGTTTCGAGCAGCAATTGCGGTCGGTTGCGGGTGGCGAGCGAGATAATCAGCTTCATGGCCGCGAATCATCCGGCGGCTGATAGCTCGGCGCCTCGATATCGAGGGCGGGATCGATCGACATTTTCAGCGCCGTGCCGCCGTTGAGCACTGCGCGCGCCTCGAAACCGTTGCGCATCGCCTGACCTGCGGCGGCTTTGCCGCCCATCAGGGCCTGGTCGCGGTCCTGCATCTGCTGCCGCGCCGTCCTGATATCTTCGGCGCGGGCTTGCTCGGTCATTTCCCTGGGGCGTTCCTCAAGGCGTTGGCCGTTGACGACGATGTCGCCGGTCTTGCCCAGCTCCGTCCAGCGCCCCGGATGACGTTCCGCCGGCACCGGACGCCAACCGTTGGCGTACATCTGCATGTTTTGCGCGCGGGTCAAATCGCCGTTGTTGTAGACCGTCACTGCGTTCCATTGGTAGGTCCAGCCCGGAGGGACTATTTCCAGTGGAATATCGAATTCATCGATGCCGTTGACACGATGGCGCGTGAGCACCTCGCCGTTGCGGCCGATGAAGGTTCCTTCCCGCACCGGCTCTCGCGTTGGCTGGCGCATCTGCGTGCGCGCCGATCCGCGCTGGCCAGGCTTGCCGAGCAAATCGTTGTTGGGTGTTTCGGTCATGGGGATTTCTCCGTTGAAATCAGATCAAACAGCCATTTCAGCAATCGATGGCGGGGTTTGGGTTCGGGGCGCGCAAGCGCCGCAGCATGTGCGGTGGCGCTGGCAAGCAGCTTCTCGTGGAGCCCCTGCAACTCTTTCTCTTTTTCTTCCAGCGCAGATCGGAAGCGATCAGCTTCGCGCTGTGCAATCAAACCCGCCACAGCCGGATCACCTACCGTCACTCTTTTAACCGGCTGTGCGCGGGATTGATCCTGATGCTGGATTCGCACACCGCCGCTGAAACCAGCCGCTCCCATGCGCGCCATCCAGTCTTCGACGTTCCTTTGCGCGCCAGCGATTCGTTCGGCTTCTTCGTCACGAGGATAGGCGTGACACAACAGAACATTGGTCTTCACCGTAACGAATCGCTGAGAACCTTTGTACCATCCCTTGAGCCACTGGGCGGGAACGGCGACCCATCCGCTCTCCAATAGCTTGTCGTAATCAGGATTCGGATCGCCGCAAATCGTGGGCGCGCCCCACTGATACGTCATCAATCGCCCACGAAAGGCAACGGGCAATTCGAAGGGATCTGTTTGCTGGACCGGAGTGAGAGACATCACTGCGCCGTCAGTGTTTTGTCGTACAGACCCGCCGCCTGCATCGCCGCCTTGCGGCGCGCAAACTCCTGAACTCCGATCGGGTCGCCTTTCTTGAAGCGATTCTTTCCGCTCGGGTCTGAATAATTCCAGACGTGCGTGCCATCTGTCGCGGCGGCGGCTTCGGCCTGAGAAAGCCTGACGACTTGCCCTCCCGTCGTTGGTCCCGCTGATGCTTCGACCGGCGCGACCGGCGCAGACCCCGCAGCGCGCCGTTGCTGTTGCGCGCCGCCATTCGCCGCGCCGTTCGTTTTCGCGGGCGCTTTCGTCAGCCCGAGAAACTTTTCCACATGCGCGAAATATTCCGGGCTATCAAGCCCGTGACCCTCGGCCAGCGCATCGTTGTGCGCCGCATTGATCTTGGCGCTGCGCCGCGTGTCGTTGTACGCAAGCGCCCTCGCTTCGTCTGGATGGGAGCGCAGCCACGCGGCGGTTGCCGGACTGCGCTGGGCGAGGAATGCTTCAACCGGATCGGCTGGCGCAGATGGCGTTTGCCGCGTCTCGGTCCGCTGCGGCGCCTGCCGTTGCACTTCGATATCGTTCTTGGCTTCGGTGAAGCGTTTAAAATCGGCGCGCGCGTCAGCGATCGCCGTCTGCGCCTTGGCGGCACGTTTCCAGTCGCCAGCTTCCATCGCTGCGGCATATTCGGCCTCGCCTGCCGCCGTTGCGGTTTCGGCGGCAGAGATGCCCTGCTCAATCGCGGACGCGCGCGTATCAACGATTTCGCCGCGGGTAGCGTCTCGTTCCTGTTCGGCAGCAATGCGCGCCTGTTGTTCGGTCTGCGCTTGGCGCTGCGCGTGCAGCTTGGCCTCGCGCTCGCGTGCCGATTCGGCTTCGATGTGCTCGATCTGCGCTTTCAGATCAGCAACCGGATCGGTCGCTGCGGTCGTGACTGCCACCGCAGCGGCACCATCCGTCGTTGACGGCGGGGGCGCTTTTTCGATCTCGACTGTGATTTCCTCGTCAGCCATGAGTCATCCTCGAATCAATAAATCGCTTCCGGATTGACGATCCGCGACATCACCAGCCCATCCTCGATCAGCCGCGCCGATGTGCCGTCCAGCGGCTTTTCTGGATCGACAAAGAAAAATTCCAGCGCATCTGAGGCGCGATAGGTGATCCAGTCGCCGACTCTGAGCGGCGTCGCAAACACCATCGGTCGTGACGGATTGTTCACCGCCGGTCCCATTTTCAGAACGAGCCCGACCTTGCCCTGAAAACGATCCTCCGCCCGCGTGCGATCGCCGCCGAGAATGAGCCCGCTCTTGGTCACGTCAGAGCGCGCATAGGTGCCGATCAGAATGAGATTCGCCGCCGGCTCATAATCGTCAATCTCTTTCTGCCCGATGCTGTCGATGATCGTTTGGCGCGGATCGGCACCTTGGCCGATGCTCTTGGCGATTTCAGCGAGCTTGCGGACGGACGTAACGGTCATGGATCAGCGTTGCCTTTCGTTCAGCTTCTGCTCGACATCCAGCGCGTGCTGCATAGCCTCGTCGATCCCGAGAATCTTGCCGCGCCGTTCGCAAAAACTACCCCAGTCGGGCGCGGTCATCAATTCTTCGAGCAACTCGGTACGGCGCTTTTCCAACACATTTTTGATGTTCGCCGCCATGCGCGGATGCTCGGCGGGATAGAGCGTGAAGGATGATTGAGTGGGGACGCTCATAGGAGAAAATTACGCTGCGGCGTAATCCCGTTTGGCGCGCCTTTCCTTTTCCAGCCGTGCTTCGCCGCCGCCGGAACCACCCGGCAGCTTGCTTGCGGCTTCGACCCCTTTCGGGGCCTCGACTTTGCCGCCGGCATAGAACTGCACGAGCCGCGCGCCCGGATTCACGCCTCCGCCTTTGGCATACGTGATCGGCTTGCCACGTCCTATGTCCTTGGTGTCGTTTTTTCCGGGCATGTTTTGAACCTGAGTGCCGTCACGCAGGCCCTCTTTCCATGCCGGACCGTCCTTGACGGCCCCGCCCTTGGCGTAGGCGCGCCCGCCAGCGCGGCGCGGCGGCATCATGCCTGGAGGCGGCATTCCGGCGCCCGGAGGCATTGCCTGCGATGGCATCGGTGGCCGTGGCGGCATTGGAGGCGGTGCTGCAGCAGCCGGCGGCGGGGCACCCATCGGCATCGGCATCGGACGGTTGCCGGCACCGCCGCCTTGCGGCGCGACCACCACCGTGACATTGGTGCCTTTCTTGTTGGTTCGGCCGCCCTTGGCGCGCTTGACCGAGCCGTCGCGCGCGTAATCGTCCTGACCGCTGCTGTCGCGGCTGAAGGCATCGCTCACCGCTTGATGCTTGCCGGCGGTCATGCCGCCGCCTCGCGCGCGCCGATCGGCGCGGTGCTTCGGTTTGTGGCCCTCCATCTTCAGCGCTGCTTTCTTCACCGTGCGGCGAATGAGCTTCTTGTCCTCACCCTCGTCGGAATGAACGGCACCGCCCGAGGCGTAGCCCTTGAGCATCCTGCCGACGCGGCGGTGTTCGACTTTGTGCTGGCGATGTTCTTGGTGGGGATGAGCCATTTTAGCCTCCAACCATCATGGTGCGTTTCCCGAATCAGCCGGCGCTGGCGGGTTCAAAGTCTTCTGCACATCCAATGCATGTTGCGCAACCCCCAACTGGGCGTCATGCACCGCTTGTGCGGTCGCCAGTCCATGGGTTTGCGCCTTGTTCTGCTGATCGGCCTTATGTGCGATCATCTCTTTGGCGAGGTCTGTGGTAGCAACGTCGCGCTCGGTCTGCAGCTTGGCGGCCTCGATATTGGCGTCTTGATTGGTTGATTGCGCGTCGGTCTGTGCCTTGACCAGTTGCGCAGTCGCGCTTTTGTCTTTTGCATTCGCCGCGATAAGCGCCGGATCGGGCTGTGGTGGCTGCGGCGCGGCCGGCGGTAGGATCAGTTGCGCCGGGTCTTCACGGATGATCGCGAGCACGCGCGTCAACGTCGCGCGCGGGTCCATGATCGGCGTGAACGCCGGAACGGCGATAAGTTGCGTCAACGCCAACGCTTTCGCCACCCGATGAATATGCGAGGGCGTATTCGGATCGGCGCGCGGCACGAGATTGCAATCTTCGATCGCCCGCTCGAACTTTTCCACGGTCCAGTAATCACCGCAGATTTTGTTGTTGCGCCAGAACGATTCAGGGTCCTCGCGCAATAGATCAACGATCAAACCGATTTCCTCGGCCTGCGCTTTGTATTGTCCGCGATGCGCCGCGGCGATGACCTTGGTCGCCTGCTCGATTTGCGCCAGCATGGTGCCGACCGGGACATTCTGCACGCCTTCCGCAGTTGGAATATCCCCGGTGCCGCCGACGCTCTGCGCCTGCGCGGTGATCTTGTCCATCAGCGTCAGCAGGCCAACCGTCACGTCGCGGTAAGGCATCGGCGCGGCAACATTGCCGATCGGTTGATTGCCGGTCTCCAACGGGACCCCAGTGCCGGGCGCAACCCGCAAATCGGACGTGTTCTGCCGCCCTGAAAGTTTTGCGATCAGAAACGACGGAAAGTTAGCAAACATTCCAGCATCAAGCGCCTCGCGCCACGCTGCCGTCATCGCCATCGAGGCGTTGCCGAGAATGTTCAGAAGTCCCGTGCCGTAAAATCCCGGACCCGGAATGTAGGGATAGCGCACATACATGCGCTTGCGCTGGCACTCCTCGTCGTCCTCTTTCCAGTCGCGGTAGAGCGCCAGAATTTCGCGCGATTCCTTGTCCATCGTCACCAAGTACGGCAGCGGAATGCCTTTGCCCTTGAATTTTGGCGGCGCATATTCGTCAAGATCAAGCTCGCACTGGGTTTCCAAGATGATGTACGGTTCATTCTCCGGGCGCTGCGGCACCGCGTTGGTGCCTTGGATGGCCGCGATCTTGTCCTCGATCTCGTTGGGAATGGGTGCTGTGGGTTCGGGCACCGGAACGTCGCGGTATGCGCCAGCGAGTTTCATTCGCTTGAAAATCGACGGCCGCATCTTTGATTGATGGGTGATGCGCCCGCAGCTTTTCAGATCCTTAGTCGTGTCGGAGACAATGAAATCCTCAACCGGAACGCTGCATGATGTGGGGCGCCGCAAGAGCGGGCATTTGTAGATTTTCTTGATTCCGGAACCGCCGAAATACACGCCCCACAGCAGCATATGCGACGTATCCGGGTAATACTCCGTCGCAATGTCGGTGAAAAAATAATTGATGTCGCGCTCAAAGGTTTCGGCCAAATCGTCTTCGGCTTGCGGCGCGGAGTTGATCTGGTCGATCTTGACCGGACCTTCCGATGGCAGCAGCTCTGCTTCGGCATTGGCCCAGCCTTTCAGCACAGCTTCGAGCAGCAACGGATTGGTGACGGTGGACATGCCCTCGACGGATGCACTGGTGTCGCCGACATTGGCGCGCGGCTCCTTGATTTCGAGGCCGAGGAAATCCATCCCGCGCGCGCGCAGCGCTAAAGAATTCTTGCGCGAATCATCGTCCGCCGTGATCTGCTCGTGCAGATCGTTGGCGATCTGCGACAGCAAGCCGGGCGCCATATCGACCGCGAGATTGGCGTAAAACTTATCCTCCGCGCCTTCGGCTTTCGGCCGCCGTGCATCCAGTTGCACGATCACGCCACCGTCCGCCTGGTCCTGCTCCACGGTCCCGGTCACAGGGTCGACGCGAACCGAATCATCCGGTTCGTTGATGACGACCTGCACGCCCTGGACCGGCTCAGCCATGGGTTTGCTTGATCACCCGCGCTGAGACTTCATCGGAGATTTCCGCAAAGGATTTGCCGGGAGTTAAGGCGCCGGCAAGCGAGCGAAGGCGTTCGATTTCATCGGCTGCATCGCGCATGATCGCAATCGCCGATTGTTCATCGAGTTTTGCGACCGAAGTACCGACACCAGAAGCGTTTCCACTTGGCTCAGCCACCATAAACCAAACCGGATTCCGCAATCGTTCAACCAGATCATCCATCACCGCACCTTCATGATCTTCGGCGACGATCGCCGATCGCCTTCGACGATTTCTCTGATCTGCTGCTTGAGCGAATCGCAGCCGAGATTGATTTCAGCCGCAGCCGTCCCTGCGATCACGATGGCGTAGCCCTTTTTCATGCACGCCACCATGCCGAGAGAGTGGATGTTGCCGAGCTTGGCCTGTTCCAAGGCCTCGGTGAGCTTATCGACGCAGTCTTGTTCGCTGTCGGT